ACGAGATGTAGCTCCGTCTCGTGGGCTCGGAGATGTGTATAAGAGACAGCATAATTATTATATGTTGTATCTCTAATTAACTTCATCTCTATATCACCACTATACTGTGATGGTATTTTTTCTAAATCATACGTTAGTTCTAAACCTTTTTGTGTAATTGTACTAAATATCATTTTGCGCCTCTTTCTAACGCTTCAATACGCTTATTTTGTTCTTGTACACACTGTATAAGTGCATTTAATATATTTTGATAATCTACACCGTAATAACCATTTCGATCTTCATGCAAAAAATATTTTGAATATGTTTTATCCGTGTAATAATTAGCAATTATACCTATTTTATTTTTATCACCATTAATATAATCAAATTTCTTTATTTCCAAATCGTATATGAATGATGTATCTATATCATCAATATTTCTCTTCAATCGCCTATCTGACTGATTGAGTATGCTTCTTCCGTTCATATTTAGCGTTTCATAAAAATCTATACTGTTTTCCTCTATTCTTATATTGGAAAATGAAGAACTTCCTCCTCCAGGGGGATTTTTATAGAATCCAATATCAATACGTCCGCCTTTTGCTCCAATAATTCCTAAAAAATCTTTTTTATCCGTATCATCAGAACTTCCAATTAAATCACCTACATATATTCCATGATTGAAAGGATTATATATTCCGATGCCACCGTCAAACATTTTCGCACCTAAATAACCCGTTTCTTTGTTGTATGTAGATACACTTGGATCGCTTGAATCCAATATAATTCCTGTCGTGCTCCCACTTGACAATGATGTACTATCCATAGCCCAACCGCCAATCATTCCTAAATTAGCAATAATTTGAATACCTTGTAAAGTCCCAACTGTTATAAACTCCGCATTAAACGAACCGTCAAGAGTCCAAGCTGTCTTATATTCACCATTAACACCGTTATAACTAAAGCCTATACCGTTTTTATTAAGTCTTAAAACATTCGTTGCAGTTTTAACATCATCGGTATCCATATACAACATATCAGTAGGCTCACCCTTATCATTAAAAATATAAGCGATATTTCCCCCACTTGCACCCGTTATTAAATCAGTCTGATGTTTTATTTGATCTAAAATAAACTGCTTATTAACAACTAATTGACTTGTAACGTTGTTTATATCTCTATTGTTAGATATAGCAATATCGCTAGATGTTTTTATTGTTTTATCTAATGTTAGCTTTGATTTTGATGGGTCTATGTAATTTTTTTCTAAAACCGTACACATGAAATAATCATCTAATTTATGTGGTTGTGAAATACACTTAATCATATCACCCTTTTTAATTTTACTTATGTTTACATCAATCAAGTTTAGATCAATGGCGGTAATTGTAAGTGACAAAGACATTTTAGTTAATTCGGGTAAATCTTTTAAAGCACTTTCTTTTAGATTAGATGGTAATTTGGTATCTTCATATGTTTTAGTTCCAAATATCCAACCATACATATTTACCGCTTCTTGATCGTAAACATAATTTTTACCATCATTGACACTTTCAATAGTGATTGGGAGTTCAGTTGCTTCATCTTTAGCACCTAATGGAATCAAAGCAGTTATTAAATCAACCGATGTGATATAACGCTCCAAATCAAGAATATTTTTCTTGAACTCTATCTTTTGCGAGTTGTAACTGTCATAATCCTTAACGTAATCGATATAATTGTTCCCATTAAGTTCTTTATAGTCTAGATAACCACCTAATCTTTTTATTAGTTTTTCTTGTATGTTTGTCATAGTATTAGGATAATCATTGTCAATTCTATAAGCGTTATCGGTGTTATTCGTCACATTAACCGTGCCAATATAAAATTTTTTCTTATCCTCAACAACACTGTTATGATAATTAATCTTATCTACCAAATAATCACGTATTGTTGTGTTGTGATACTCTTTTGGCGGCTGAATACTGTCGTTCAGATAGCCTAATACACTTTCACAATTAAAACACCGTATGCCGTCTATCGTATCGCTAGTATCAATCACACGTCCCTTAAACATAAGTAAATTGCTTTTATCGTCGATTTCATATAAACGTAATATCGAGTTGAGTTTTTCTATACTGTCATACAACGGGTGATTAGGCAAAATAGAAAATGTTAAGGTATCCGCGGTATTTACCTTTTGTTTAAGTTTTAGCGTTAAACATCTAATATCTTGCGTTGTTGTATCATGTATTAATTCATCATCACAATATAATTTAATAATCATAATCTTTCTTCCCCCGTTATATAATGCTTTTTAAAAGGATTGCAAACAAATTTAACAGTTATCTTACTCACCAAATTATCATCACGTACATTTGGTTCTATACTGCACCGACCCGTATACCAATATTCACTGTCACTTGTAATAGAAAACATTGCTTTTTGCCCATGAAACAAATTAATTATTTCATCGATATACTTTTGCCATATATAAGTCGTTTCTATGCTATCTATCACGATTTCTACATTACGCTGATTATATGTAGGCTTTCCATAAACTTCCGTTAAATCTACAAAGGTATTAGAATATGGAATAGATACAATGTTGGTAACCACTTTCGGAGGTGTAATACTAAAGCTAAGCACTCTCATATCGAATAGCTTAGCTAAAGAGTATTCTTCATCGCCTAATTTAATTATTAGATCAACAATTCCATTACGCATTGTACCGCCCCTTTCTTGTTGTTTCCTTTCCTATTTCTTCGTCTACAGTTTCTGTTACAAGCCTACCAACTGGTTGTTTATCCATTTCAACCGACATATTTACTTTAGACATACTATTAGCTAAACGATCATAATCGATAAGATCATCACGTCCTAAAGTTGAAGTATTGGGAAGTGGCATAACACTGTCATACGCAACCTCTCCTCCTATTGTTTTTGCACTTGCTTTCAGCTTTTGAAAACCATCATCAGTAGTATCAATCATATCTTTTGTGGCTTCGGGCATAGCACGTTCATACCCTACGGCAATACCACTCGGCAAGTGTTTCCCGATTTCATCACGCATCTTATGCGATGGCGAGAAGATAGAAAAGAAATTTTTGATTCCGTCAAATATAGAATTACACACTTTTTTAATTGCTTTTATAACACTGTTAATACCGCCTAAAATACCATTTACAAGCCCTTTAATAATATCAGATCCGAGCGATAGCCAATTAGTATTTTTAAAAGCATTAACTGCATTATTTATAATGGTTTTTATTGCTTCAAGCACACTCATTCCAGCTCCAGCAATTCCTTTTCCTAGCATGGCAATTAAATTTCTACCTATTTCAAGCATATTCAAGTGACCAATAGTGCTGATTATGGCTTTTACAATTTCTCCAGCATTTGCTATGAGTGTTGGGATAGAGGTTATAATCCCCTCAATAAGTTTCATAATTATCTCTACACCAGCGCCTAAAATCGTAAATAAATTACTGTCTATCGCTTGCCAAAAATCATTAATTAATTTTGGTACTTGTTCTATTAGCATAGGAATAGAGTTAACTATACCTTGTACTAAGCCAAGTAACAGTTTTACACCAGCATCTACAATTTTATCTAAATTAGCAATTATTGTACTTGCAAAAGTTAAAATTCCTTGAATCGCAACGGGTATTAAATTAGGTAATGACTCGCCTAAACTTGATGCAAAATTAGAAATCAAATTAATTGCAGTTTCAGCCAATATTGGTAAATTGTCTATAATTCCCATTATTAGTGACCATAATATATTAGTCCCACATTCGCTTAAAGATGGTGCTAATTCATTTATGCTGCTTAAAACAGTATTTAATATTTGGCTTGCCATTCCTATTACTTCGGGCATAGCACTTGCAATACCATTTAATAGGTTTGTAACAAGTTGTGAACCAACTTTTAACATTCCCTCGATACCGTCTTTTTCAAACGCCTTTTGTAACTGTTCTACTGCTTTAATACCCTCGTCTGCGATGCCTTTTAATGGCTCTTGAATACCCTCATAAATTACAATACCGAAGTTTTTTGCATTTTCTTTTAAGATACCTATTTTAGCATCAAAGGTATCCATCATCTTGTCATAACCCTCTTCGGTTAATCCCGCTGAGTTGCGCATTGCATCTAAATTGTCAGTAAACATTTGTGCGCTTTCGCCTGACATTGTTAAAGCTGCTTTACCCGCTTCGATAGATGAGAACATATCTAATAAAGACTTACCGTTTTTACCAGCATAGCCACCCATTAAATCTAATATTTCATTTAATGGAACACCTTGTTTCATTAAATCTTGGAATGATTTTCCAGCGTATTTAGTTCCTTTTGTCGCTTCACTAAATGCTTTATTTGCTTGTGTTCCGCTCTTACCCAATTCAGCAAATAAACTGTTTAGCTGTGTAGTTGCTTGAGCAGTAGGTACCCCTTGCGCGGTCATTGTTGCTAAAGCTGCACTCACTTGATCAAAACCAACACTCATAGCCGCAGCCGTAGGTGTAACTTGAGCCAAACTATGCGCTAGTTCATCCACTGTGGTCTTACCTTTATTTTGTGTTTGTAGCATCATGTCAGATACGGCAGTGGCTTGATCAGCGGACATTTTATATCCGTTCATTACCGTTGTTAATGCATCTACGGCACTTTCGGTTGTAGTAAATCCAGCAGTTGCCAGCTTGCTTGACTGTTCAACAAACGATAACGAATTCCCGACATCTACCCCAGCACTTAGGGCACTGTACATAGCTTCGCTTAGTTCTACTGCACTTTTTCCCGTACTGTTGGATAACTTAACCACACCATCGTTTAACTCTTGCATATTGACCTTATTCGTATCTACCATAGTAGACACCTTAGCCATGCTTGACTCAAACTCACTACCAAATTTAATAGCCGCAGCCGTTCCAGCAGCCAAAGTAGCACCAATCGTAGCCATTCCCGTAGCTACTATCTTAGTCATGTTAGATAATCCGTTTTTTATGCCGCTTGCATCTAAACTTGTATCAAAAATAAGACTTCCATCAGCCATAAAATCCACCTCACTTAAATTTCTTTAAGTAAAGGCTCATTGGCTCAATTTAAATTACTTTTCCATTTTTTATTTTTACGTTATTTTCATAACCACAATTTTTGCATTTTTCATATACCCCGTTGCAGTTAGCAATATTGGAATATAGAAACAATTTCTTATTACATTTTTTACACCTAAACCATACGCGCTTAGTTTCAATTTCTACCATAAAGCGCCCCCAATGTCTTCATCGCTAAGCATATAATCATCAAGTTTAAGTTCATTTTGAATTTTTCTTATACGTTTGCGTTCATCTTTGTCTTTAATAGTAGAAAGATCAACACTTCTATAATGTATTCTTTCGGTTAATTCACATTTATCAAGAGCGTTGAATAAAGCCAAAAATTTCCACCAATGAAGATCATCTTCAAAAAGATTAATATTGTATTGAATCAAAAATGCTGATATAAAATATTCAGCATCAATTTTGAAATCATATACTTTCTTTGTCTTTTTTTCATTCTTTCCATTGCCCTTAGAATCTCTAACATTGCCATTAAAAAAGTCCATTATTGATAAAAATACATTATTACTAAATTTGGGTATTTCATCAGCAAATAAACCCATTAATACATTCGCTAAATATTCATTATCAACATTTGGATTATTCAGCGCATCACTTAGCTCGATCCAATACTTATAATCAGTGTTAATTAAATAGTCCTTACCGTCAACTGTGATAGTATCGGGTAAGGACTCATACAACAAATTAATCATTTATTTTTGATTTCTTCGTTGTGCGCGATTTTTAGGTTGTACTTTCATACGTCTTGATGCCATTCGTTCATTTGTGCGTTCATTTTCTTGAATAAGTGTCATTAGAGTCTCTTCTAATAATCTGATATTGTTTTTGTTACCAAAAAGTTTATTAGATGCACCGTTCCCGAATATTTCATCAAAAAATTTACGATAGTATTCACAAGTCTTTTTTAATTTTTCAATTACGTTTCCATCTTTTTTTATGCTTTTTATTCTATTATTAAATTTAGTGTACGCATTGTAATATCTTTCTAAGAAATCAATATCCTCAAAATCGATATCATATAATTTTTTTAATTCTTCTAGGCTCATAGGCTCACTCCTTTTTTCTATGCTTCTACAAATGTTAATGATTGTCTATCCTCGGCTACTGTTGCAATACCTTTTACTACACTTGACTTAGATTTAAATGTACCCGAATAGGTATACGCATCAGTTCCATCGCCGTCAGTTGATGGAATAACTGCATATTCACGTTTGCGCGCTTCAAATCCAGTTTTTTCGGTATCTTGTTTTGTAAAATCAACAATAACTATTTCACGTACTGCATCACTTCCCATTAATTCATCTTCGGTAATAGCTACGATATCATCGTGAACTGCGTTGTTTTCATATTGATCAAAAGCATAATCAATTGACGGACTATATCCCGTCACGTCTGTTACCTCACCATCTTCATCGACATACTGTCTAGAGTATTCTTTGGGATTTGAAGATTTAGACATGCTTGTAAATCCCGTCATTCTTTCATACTTATCGCCAACTTTATAAAATGCAACCTTTTTACTTCGTTGTACCAGCTTTTTAATATCAGCCATTGTTTAATCCCTCCTATATAAAATTCTTAATTGTATTTGATACCTTGCGGTTTTACTTTCATTTGAGAACAGATAACCGCATGACATTACTTCTATTTCTTGTGGATCACCCAATTCAATATTTGGTAAAATACCTTTTTCGTTTTGTTCTTCAATCCATGTGGCTAATTTTTCGTAGAAGTCGTTATTTTGTATGTTGTCTTTGTAATCACCACTATACTCATTTATTGAAGTAAAAGCAAACTGATACTGCCTAATTGTAGAACCATCGGTATACCGTTTTACAATTGGGTCACAAGGCAACAAATCGATTGAGTATTCAGTTGCATCAGTGCCTAAATAATCAATGTTCACGTGTCCTTTTTCTAGAAAAGGACATTTTATCATATAATCTCTAATTGCTCTTGTGGTACTCATTTAATTTGCTCCTTTGCACCTTTTAATATATCTTTCTTGTTTGACACTTTCATTCTTTCAAACCACAAGCGCCCTCTTTGATTAGAAGCACGCCCCATATAATATTGAGTCCTTGCATAAGGTGTCTTATAAATAACTTTTCCACTTCCCAACCTTGTATTAGATGATGAACTCCCCTCTAATGCTCCCGTTTTAAAAGGAACTAAGGGAGCACATCTTCTAATAACCTCACTGTCTACATACTTTTGTGCTTTTTGAAACTGTTCATTTTTCTTTTTGGCGAAATTAGTAGCAAAAATTAATTTACCACCTTTGACCGTTTGGTTAGGTGGTTGTTTAAAAAAAATCATGTTCCAAAAACCCTAATATGTTTCAGTGATCCCCGAGCGTTAATTGAAAAAGAAGTCACAATAAACGCTTCTCTATCTTTCATAATAGTTTTAGGGGTGTCGCTTTCCGTTATTTCAATATCGCCACGAACCACAATATCACCTTTTGATACTTTAATGTTGATGTCTTCATCAAGAGGTATTCTAACTTTATATATATCGCCCGATTTCAAACCACTTTCACCAATGCTTGCTTTAAAATCAGCATACCAGCTTACACCGTTGATAACCTTTGCTATATATTTATCCTCTCTTGTCTCTTCATCAAATATTCTAGAAACAATAGTTATATTAGCGTTAGTTATCATTTAACCCCCACGTACATATAACCCGTATTAGATAGGTAAAACTTGATAATAGAATAAACATTATTATTTAATTCTTCATTAGATTTAAAAGTTTGTGAAAAGCCGTCATTATTCTCACTTTGTAAATTCTTATCAATCTTATCTTGTTTAAACAATTCATCTGCAACGGCACAAATACACATCTTTAAATCTTCATCAAGTTTTTTTGGTGCGCTTGGCGTGTAATACTTAACAACATACTTTGCATTCATAATGTATTTATTAAAACGTTCTGGAGGAATTTTATTTCCCCCAAAAACGTCCAAATAATAGTCTAAATTAGGCATTACTCGGCTTTTACTGCAATTGTAGCAGTTCCGCATTTTAATGCTTTATTATCTTTATCAACTTCTACTACAACAATTTTATTACCATTGATTCCATCAATATCACTTGTACCGTCCCAATTAGTATAGCCACTTGTGCATACTTGACCAAATTGTGGTTTTGTTGGGTTAGCTGCCATTTTGATTTTATAACTGTTTCCCTCTCCTAATGCTGGTGTAACGGTTAATTTTGTCGCTCCCGTTTCCGTTCCAGCCACGGATTTTATTGTTAATTCACCTAATTGTGATTGTACTGTTTTTCTTAATAATGTTTGTTTCTTAGTTACTTTATAGCCATAAACTTGACGTCCTTGTACTGCACTCGCACCGATGAAGTTACCCGATCCTTTTAAATCATTAACCGCAACTGGCACTTTCCAATCTTTAACCCTGTGGCACCAATTAGGATGGCCGAAGATAATTTCAGTTGTTTCATCGCAATATGTACACTCAATAATGTTGTAACCAGCAATTTGACCGATAATTCCTTGTTTGATTAGTGTTTCGTTTAATTTATCCGCTGCTAAGAATTTTGGTTCATTTAATAACAACTCATAAATTTCGGGTGTTACAATTGCAAAACGACCAATTTTAGGTACTCCCAATTTAGAATGTTTAGTACGTGCTTTAGTAAAAAATGAATAAACATTATCATTTGTTAATGCAACAGTGCCGCCAAATTCAGTGGAATTATCTTCTAATGTTTTCATACCTACACTATCTAAACTCAAAGCCAATGAATAGCCAGCACTGTCTAATCTATCAGCTACTAAATTGTCGGGTACTGTTTGAGCGGTATAACCATCAATTAACTCATTTACTGCTTCATCTTGATTGATTAACATATCTTCGTAGGTTGTACTGCTCTCAGTTAAGTCAGCACCTTTTGAACGATCGTATCTATTCACTTCTACTTCTGTATCACGAACGGGGATTTTAACTACACCAGCTTTCGGGTCACCCTCATAACGATTATTAAAAACAACTCCATCTTTTAATACTAATTCATTTCTTAATTTAATATCTATTAATTTCGAATATCTCACTTGACTTTCATGTCCCATATTATTTCCTCCTAAATTTCTAAGTCTGGGTTTAATTCTTTAAAACGCGCTTCAACGCCGTCATCTTTGCTACCAGCACCGCCTTGAAACCCACCCGTATTGATTTGACCATTTTGAACTTCATCAAATAAATAGCCATCACTTTCCTTTAATGCAGTTAACTGATCCTCAAGACCCGTTAATTTTCCATCTTCCAATTTGATGTTTTTAATTTCTAATAAGGCTTTTAATGCTTTTGCGTTCTTTGGATTAGATTTAGCAATAGCAACATCTAACTCTTTTTCAAACATTAGGTTATTATATTTTTCCTCCCAATCACTGCCAGCTTTTTTTAACGCTTCAATATCAATATCTTTAAACTTAGCTAGATCATTTTCTAAAGTTGTTTTTTCGCCTTTCAAAGTATTAATTTCAGTGTCTTTAGCATTTAATTTAGCTCCCCAATCATTTGCATCGTTATTGTGCAGTTTCATGACTGCGTTTACTTGTTCTTCACTTAAACCCTCAATTTTTAATAAATCTTCTCTTTTCATTTTTCCTCCATTAACGCTTTATTTAACGTGTGAAGCGTACACGATGGTTGCTTGCCTTTTTAACGTCTTGCGCCATGACGAAGTATAAAAAAACGCCCCTAGGGACGTTTAATTATTAAATTATAAATTCTCTTGTATAATCTCTTGTTAAGCCATGTTCTTTAACAAAATCACTATTGCGTTTTTGCCACTCTCTAACCTTGTTTTTATAGAAAGTGTTATCTTGACCTAAAGTGTCTACTGCATTAGCTTTTTGTTTCCATTTTCTTATAGCACGCTCATTAGCACGTTGCTGCTGCTCTAATTTATAAAGCTTTTCATTTTCTTTAAGATCATATGTATCAAACGCTCGTTTATCCCCTAAGACATAAGGATAAAATCGATGTTTACAGTTCACACCTCCTAAACCGTCTACACTGCCGTATTTGGTAGCTTCATAAAAGTTTTGATACTTGCTAGTACTGCCCTCTAGCATATAAAGCTTACCTTGCCACAATGCATGATCGGGTCGAGCATTCGGGTGACTTGATACTTCTACATAGTTAGTACCTAACTGCTTACATGCATTCAACGAATGATCATTGGCATTTTGATGCATAGTTGTTAATATATCCCGTCTTGCTACTGCTTCTAAAGACATATTAACGATAGAACCGTCTTTTCTCACATACGTAGCACCCGTAAAGCCTTTGTCTACTAACTGTGTTATCGCTTTCTTGATCTCTATATCATACGTGGAAGTACCACTAATAACACTCGAATATGCTTGATTTAAAACATCTAAATAACCTTGTCTAAATGCTTCTAATGCGTTTGTTTTAACATTCCTCAAAATAGTTTTATCAACTTTTGGTATATTAACAGTATCCTGGTATTTCTTTCTTAGATTGGCAAAAAATGAGTTCTTAATAGCATTGTTATAACTGCTACTTGGCATTGATTTAATAACACTATTTGCAATACTGATTAAAGCACCCATCTTTAAGACTTTTCCCATGTACCAATCATCGTTAATATCATCATCGTTGTAGCCTTTAAGATCATTTGCTATTAGATCAAACAACTGCCCCTCAGCTTCGATATAGTCATTAACAAATTGATTTGCTAAATAAAGCATTTGCTTATCACTTAACATACTATTCCTCTATTGGCGGTTCTTCTTGCGGTTTAGGTAATCTTTTTTGAATTTCATCAACATATTTTTTCGCTTGAACAACTGTCATTTTCTTCGTTAATACAAAGTATTCTACTTTATCTATTAATCTAGCGTTATACTCAATTAGTGCTTGCTTTTTAATACTGTCGGTATCTTCAATTATGCTATCATCAAAATTAACACTAACGTTACAATCAGTGCATTTGTTTAAGAATAAGATAGCTTTTACTAAATCAATTAGTGGTGTTTCTAAAGACAGTTCATGTTTTTTAAGATTAGCGTATAAGTCGCTATCCTCGCTAATGACTTCCGTTGCAGTCTTAACACCACCTAAAGTAAATTCATATCTATTAGTACCCATACCGCACTTTTCACTTAATAAATTTAATTGAAACTGAATTGCCTTGATATGATCATCGGCTCGTAATGCTGGTGAGTAGTCTTTTACTAACTCACCGTTATCTTCTTTGTCACCGATCCAGCGAATAATATTTTCTTTTCTAGATATAACGTCTTTTTTGTTACCTTTATCATCAAAACCGAATAATTGGTTTTTTAAGAATACCATTCGACGACCCGTTATGAAATCATTGTTAAGACTGTCAAAAGCCATATCAATTTCTTTTAATACATCTATTGCATTTCCATATACACTAATCCCCATTGGACTATTAATATCATAGTTGTTAACAATATTTGGTGTAATAATTTGAAACATTGGATTTGTGGAATGAGTTTCCCATTTACCAACCATGTCTTTAATGTCTACTAATATTATTTCATCACCTTTAATTTTAAATCGATAGTTTTCTACAACATAAGCACCGTTAGGTTTAGTATGTATTTGTAAATAATATATCCTTTCTTTATCAACTACTCCAACACTCCCGAAAGCACATTCAGTAATAATACCGTTTTGCCAAGATAATGGATAAATCTTATCCGCAGTTATGTAATCTATTGCTGGTTTACCGTCTTTTATGAACTCTACAAAAGCTCCCGTACCAAAGGCAAAACTTGTTTCAATTAGCTGGTTAGCTTTCTTTCTAAAGTTATTGCTTTTCAATATTTCTTTAACTGTTATATCGCAATTCTCATCATCTATCTTAAAATCAACTTTTTCGTTTAGAAGTAAGTTCGCCCAATCTTCACAAACAGTCTTTGCCATTCCTAACTGTAAAATATTGTTTTCTACTTCACAAACCCCATTGTAAAAAGAGGATTTGTGAAATTCATCTATCTTGCATTCATACCAGTCTTTCCAATCGTCGATTTTACTATAAAAATCGGTCTCTACTGTTTGATAACCTTTCTTTTGTAAGAATGTAATAATCGCATTCAAATTTTATTCCTCTCTTTCCGTTTTTGGTAAAAACATTTTAATGTATTTCCACAATCCCATAACAAGATATCTAAATCCGTCTTGGCAATGATCGTTTTCTTTTACGGGGACTTCTTTTCCTTTGTCTAGCAAATCTTTGTTCCATTCGTATAACGACATTTCCCTTTTCAGATACTTTTGTCGCTTAGAAAACTTTACAATTTCAAATGTCATAATCTTTTGTACTCGGTTAATTCCTTTGATTACCGTATTATCAGCACCTATATAACTGATATCGGGGCATATCCGTTGTATTTCTTCTCTTAGCCCAGCAGCACTCGGATCTATGTAAACATAAATTAGTTTTTTACCCGTTAGATCCTCGCACTGTTTACGAAACTTTTTAAACTCTTTTGCATAATCGCTAGGGCTCTTTTGATGTCCACTTTCTCGACCGCTATGGTAAAATTCATCAACACCCAATAACTGCTTATTAGCTATATCTAATCCGAAACATTCAAATGTTGTTGCATTCATTTGTCCGTAGTCAATACCACAACCTAAAAAAGAGCAACTACTATAATCGCTCTTTTCAAAATCGTACATCATACTGTCTTTAAACATATAATAAATAAGTTCATCAAGTCCCGTACATAGACCTAACCATAGCCAATTGTACATCTTTTCATCAAGCAATTTTAATATTTCAGCACTTGCTATTAATTTCTTACCTAGCCATTTTACTGGAACGTCTCGATAATCATTATGAATATGTATGCAGTCGGGGCGCTTTTTCATAGAATTAAGCCATTCCATAATAGGTGCTTTAGGATTACGTGGAGGATTGAAGTAGTATTCCATTGTAAATAGATCATCATTTCCACGGATAAATGTTGCTTCAATGTTTGCTAACTCATCCGCTCCGTCTCCTTTATCGAAGAATTCTGTTAATTCATCAATTTGCACAAGTTTGATTGGTTTTTCTTCATCAATCATACCTTTAGTATCATCTATACTATCGTTTCCCGTGAAATAAATCGTATTGCCGTTAGGCAAGTATTTAATTTCCATTGGTGACACTGTAATCTTAAAATCACTCTTATCTAATCCTAATCGAGTAATCGCTCTTAAAACTTCTTTAAATACTGTTTTCTTTAGTTTGTTATGAAACTTTCTAATTACTACAACACTGCAATTATCGTCACTTACAATACTATTAACCGCTTTAATACCGCCCCTTGATGATTTAGTACCAGCTCGGCCACTTGTATATATCTTATGTGCTTCGCTTGTATTGAACGTACCGTGATACTTTGGAATTATAAGCTCACTTAATCTAATCTCTTGGCAAGTCATTTATAATAGTTACCTTTTCATTTTGTTTATTAATATTGGCATTGCTATACTTATCTATCACTATACCTATTGCGGTAGCTAAATTAATAATAGATGTTTTCTCGATTTTCTCTTCTTTGCACATTTCTTCAAATGCCTTATCGATGAATTTGAACGCCGTATCTCTTTTTTGATCAAGGTATTCTAACATATCCCTAGTATTTTGTTCTTTTTTCTCTTGCGCTTTTTTAACGATATCCGTACGATTGGATAGTCTCCTAACAGTATCTTTAGATACCTTATGTTTTCTTGCTACTTCCGAATAGTTTCCGCACTCAACGTAATCAGCTATTATTTGCTTTTTCTTCGCATCTGTTAAGTGTTTTGCCATTCTTCAAGCACCTCCAATATATATCTATTATGTTGTCTAATTCTTCATCATCGTCCATTTTCCCGCCCCCTTATATTATCTAAAGCGATACTACTATAGGGAGAGGTTGGTAATATCGCTTTAGATAGTAAAAAAGCAGCCATTTGACCGCTTTATAAAAGGAAATGAGTATCATATAAAGAAAACTAAAACCATGTTGTAACTCTAACAATTAGTAGCTATTTTGTGGATTAACCATTTTTCCACAATACAATAATAACATATAAACAGCCTATTTTAGTCTCAGTTTAGTCTCAATAGATTTCTTTATCATAATCATCAATCGTCATTATCGGGCTTAAACATAACAACATATTAAGCTTAATGTATACACCATCGAGAATTCGATAAAACGTTGCTCGCGAATACCCGCGTTCAGATGCTGTTGCTTCCCTTACGTATGAATTATCTGGGTTATTAGAAAATATAATGCACACTTCTTTTTCATCTTCGTTTAAAACAGTTATCGCACGTTCCAGCGAATTAATAAGAAAATTATAATTGCTTATAAGAACATCGTATTGATCGCATTGGTCTATTATCTTTTGCATTTTGGCAATAACGCTACTGTGGTTACCACCTGGCATATTATCACTTCCAATAGGAATAGCACGTTTCATGTCCATTAGTTCGTCTCTAGTTTCTTCCAAAAGCTGAACAGTGCGTTTCCATTTCTTCCAATTTTGTAGATAATACTTGCTTTCTTTCATTATGCTATGTCCTTTCTTATTAAATATCTATTTTCAAGGAGTTTATTTGAGTATGTTACCTTTTTTATATGTTCTAAAGTATATTTATCTTCAAAAAACTCTTCTTTAATATCTCGTAGGAAACCAATATAAATTAATTTTCCTCTTCTTATATCGTGGACCCCGTATTTTTTAAGTTTTCTATATCCATAATCTTCGAAGCCAAGTTCTTTTATAAAGTTTTCATAACTTTTAAATAAACCGCATATGTAATCTAAGTCACCTCCCTCACTGTAAAATGTACCGTCTCTAGGCACACAACCGTATTTATCTACATAAGTATTTACAATCTCTATATTATTTTTTAATTTATCCGTTATTATCATTTTTCGACCTCTTTCCTTGTGGATCTTCTCCTATTACATATCCTCTAAGTTTAGGTTTAATTATTCCTGCTCGTACCTTGGTACAATGTTGTATAAATGTTTTCGATGATTTCTTTCCCATGTATGCAGCACATTCCTTAGAACTTCCAACACATACGGGAAAGTCGTTTTCATCGTATATTGCATATAACTTACTCATTTTTTTAGCTCTCTAGATTAGCGCATTGCACTGGAAAGAAGCGGTTTTCTTCGAAATTTATTAAAGAAGTGCTTCCGTCTCTATTTTCAACTATAAATACATAGTGCTTTAAAGCTTCAATCCCTATATCCACAGAAACAATTTTAAATAACCATTTTACTTTAATATCATAAACCCACATATTAGGCTTTAAATCTTCAAATTTGTAAGGCTCACAAAAATATAATTGTCTTCTTAGTTCATCATTCGAATCACTTAATTCTTTTGCTTTATCAATAATTCTTTTTAATTGCTCATCGCAAACACCCCAATTATGATATAGCATCTTAATGTAGTCTATTAATTCTTCCTTAGTTTGATTTTTTAAAGTGCTAGCACTATGCAACTTAAAATGTTTATATTCTTCTGTATTTTCTGCTAATTCAAAATGTTCTTCGATTAATTGCTTAAACACTTCGCTTTCTTTAAAGCCACTTGGTGCAAAATCGTAAGTGTCATTTTTTTTCGTTGCTTCATAACAATGTTTTAATAAATACAAATACGCCTTTTCGCATTCTTCTCTACTCGTCATCTTCTATACACCACTCTTTCCATTCTTCTTTGTTTTTTACATCAATAAAATCACCATCGTTAAATGTCATGTCAAATACTTCTAATTCTTCACACGCTTTATCTAGCGCTTTTTCCAAATCCATACAATAAGTAATAACTCTAACTAACTCTGCTACATTTTCATCTCTAAAAGGATTGACATGACAAGACAATTCTTGCAACGCTGTACTAGCTTTCTTTTTATCGAACTTCCAATCTTGTTCATTTTCCATCAAATCCACCCCTTAGCCACAAATATTTTAAATGCTTCTCTAGGCGATAAACATTGCTTTCCGCTCTCCTCAATCGCTTTATAGATATGGTTGCAATCAACGATACGACCCAATGCAAACTTACCTCTAAATAGCGTACTTGCTATTACATATTTTTCCTTAACGCCTCTATACAACATACAATCAGAACATAATTCATCTAATAAAAGAATTAACTCTGTTTCTAATTTTAATTGCTCTTCCTTACTCAACATTTTCTTTCACCTTTAACAATCCTTGTTTATAATTTTTACTAAAACGTGATTTTCCATTATTAATCCATTTATACCCTTTTGGATTAGTTGTTGCACCTTTTATTATTTTCCAATCTTTTGGTAACTTGTCATAAACAATTACACCATTTTTACATAATTTTTCTAACACTTCATCAGCAACATTATTTTCCATCAAATCTACCCCAGTTCTTTCAATTGCGCTGTTATTGCATTATGTATTTCTAAATTAATATAACAATCTCCAAAGACACCGTATTCTTTATCGTGTTTATAAAACGAAATCATGCAATCAATATCTCTGTTCGTCCATTTTATTATTTCACCATCGTTGTATATTGTTATATAAAACCCTAATTCCTCAAACATTTCTTTAGCGGTCATTTTCATCACTCCAATCTATCCTTTGCCCACAATGAGAACAACACTTAAATCTTTTATTATATTCAAAATCGTATATAGCACTTTCACCACAATTAGGACATACGCACAGCAGTTCATTTATACGACCATATTCATCATAAATGGTTTTTGTATCTTCATCTTCCCATGTTTTATTTAAACTTGGACGTTTAGGCGTTGCTTTATCAACCAATTCTTGTAGTACTTCTACATCCTCATTCGTTTTATTTGTCAATTCTTTGCTCTTTAACTCATCACAAATAACTTCATATATTTCTTTAGTTCTATCTAACGCTTCTTGATATTTTGAATTACTCATACTTCCACCTCATTATTTTATATTTCCAACTCTTAATGGGTTATAAAATTGGTTTGCAATTTCCTTTTTAACATCTTCGAGATCAATAGTTACTTTTACATTTTCACTAATATAAATATCTCTTAAATCTCTTTTTCTAATCATTGGTGCAGCACAATCAGCTTTCATATCCATAGCATAATCCGCATGATGTTGTGGTGGTAATTCAGCCAATGCACAAGCTACCATTCTTTTATAATTACAAGTGCTTCGTTTTTTACACACTTTACATTTTGTTGCTAACATTGTTAAAAATCTCATTATTTAAACCTCATCATCATCAATTACTATAATATTTCGTGGCATTTAAAATACATTATTGCTATGTGTTTCGATATGTTTTTGTATCATATCCAATACTAAAACCGCTTTTTCTACCGACGAATAATAGCCCATCGGAGAGTAAAGTTTTTCATTATTTTTTAATTCATAATTAGCCAAAATAATATAATTATCGTTATTGCAATCTACATCAAATGATTTGCACAACAATAATGATTTTTTATCTTGACTTCTAATCCAAATACCCATCTTCAATTACCTCCTCATAGGTTGCTAAGAAAATATCGGGCTTGCATGGGTAAAGTTCGCCTTTAACACCTTTAATGATGTAATCGCCATAACCAGCTTTCATCGTTCCCTCTAATGTTTTTATATCACATGTGCCATCTGCGTAAATTATGATTGTATTGTCTGTTACTTTATCCATAAACCAATCAGGCATATAAATATCAATCATATATCTACATGCTTCTACAACTACAGGTTTCTTTCTATATTTAGGCATTATTTAACCCTCATTATTTGTTAAAATATCTAAAACTTTTATGTTTTCAATGCCTTGTTTTGGCATTGGTAAACACCGACCATTTTTATCATTTAAAACAATCCATTCTTCCTTATCTTCAATTCTTACAATATCTCTAAAAACTATTTCTTCTGCTAAAGAAGTTGTTTCAACTATTACTGTCATTGTTTTCTCTCCTTTCATGCGTACCCGCACGTTTTTCCAATCAAATACACTTCTTGTCCACCATAATTGTTATATCGATAAATTTCACCGTGTAACGGACTCTCGACAATAATTAAATAATGTCCGTCTTTATTTAAACCGTCTAACACCTCTTCTAAAGAAAAATACGGTTTATCCAAAAGTAATTCATTATTTTTAATTACTTCATCATTAAATTGATCAATAACTAATAAATTTTCCATTCCAATCGGACTAATTAATATGTCCGCTGGATTAACTTTTTTCATCTTCAATTACCTCACAATTAGATAAAATCGAATTAATGCTATATGGTTCTTCATTTTTCCATTGAACAAATTTAAACATTGACTTGAACATGCCTATATAAGCACCACTACTAGCCCACGTTGCATTACCCTTTGTAGGTTGCTTTTCAAATCCATACAATCTGTTACTTTTATCTCTTGCAATAAAATTAAATCCCTCTTTTTTAGCAACTTTTAAATATTCATATTCAAATTTTGTTAATTTAATCGGTTCTTTATATTCTTCTAATAAGTCCATAAGTGACAGCTTTAAGCATTGACTGCAAGAAGTCGTATTTATTCTACTGCAATTATTTTTATCACCTTTCTTAGTTACTATTTGTGCTAAGTAACAAGAAAGACTATCACTATTATCAAAATTTAAAATTTCTTCTTTAATCTTTTCTATCTTTAACATTTCTAAATACCTCTTTTACTATATTCGTTTTCTATCTTAGCAAGTTAGCATCTAAATCTAACCTTTTTCGTGTTCCTAAAACTACGTAGCCATCTTTGCAATATTCGGGGTTATTTAGAATATAAGTCACTTCTACATGGATAAAACGCCCCGTGTAATCTTTGTAAAATTCTTCTAAGCATAAAATATCGCCCACTTTAAAACTACGGTCATTTTTTCTAACCTCAAAATTCTTTTTATCAGATAGCTGCATTTCAAAATACTGCGGTTTTGTTTTTAATGGTATTACTTTCATTTATATGACACTCCTTTATTTAAATTGAGTTAAAAACTCGTCTAACTCGTCCATATCAACATCATCATTGCTAACAAATTCATTTTTAATTTGTGATTGTTGGTAATCTTTATTTAAATTAGTTATAAGCGATGTTTTAAAGTATGATATACGATTAGCTACTTGCTTTGTACTCATTTGTTTTAGTACGTATTCGCTCTTTATCGCTACATCTACTGCGTTATATAGTTCTAGACATTCTAGGATAACACTGTCTATCAATACAACTTCATTTTGATTAATAAGGTTGTTTTCAAACAATCTTTCTGTAATATAATGAATAGGCTCTTTTGGCTCTTGTTCATATATTTTTTTAACCACTTCAACCTTAACTTGTTTGTTTGTTGCTCTCTTTGTTGGCTTGCTAGTTGTTTCTTCACTACTGTTTTGTCGAACATCATACCCAACAACGGTTATAATTGTATATTTGTTTGTTGTTTTCTTTGTTAAATCGTTTGAGTCTATTAATTTATTAATAGCAGTTCTAATCTCTTGTGGTGACATTCCTAATTCTTCGCTTAATTTTTTATATGTAGTTACAAAACTTCCACGTCCAATAATTTCGCCTTTCCAATTTTTAGGTTTAAAGTTTGCTGAGAGTAGACAATGTAAATAAACATCTTTCACATTTCTATCACTATAAAACTGCCAATTCAGAAAACTTCTATATAATCTTATGTATGTATCATTATCCACTTCAACAACTCCTTTACTAATCAGATAAGAAAGAGTAATTTACTACTCTTTCTTTAGATCAATCATTATTGGCTCTTTTGGTGGTTCAATTTCACCATCTATATTCAGTTGGCCCGATAATATGCTTGACGGTTCTTGAAGTACAAAGCCAATCACTTCACCGTCTTTATCACGTTTAATTTGATTGTAAACATGAATATCATCAGTCTTTTTAGGGCTAACCTTAGAACTAATAATCGGTTTTATATCCATTTCTTTTTTATCGTTTTTCGGTGTGAACTTAAGTTTTAAGTTAATTTCTCTAGGTTTATCATCAGTTGCTACATCAGCTAGATTAACCATTACTTTAGCCAATTCGCGGTCAAGATCCCTAATGATTGAACCGTTATTTATATCTAAAATACTTCTTGTATACTTAGTCTCCATTTGTTCCGCCCCTCCTATAATGCCAATACTACTTTTTCTCTAATTTCTTTTGGCAATTCAGCTTCTAAGAACTGCTTGATCAATCTTTGCACTTCTTTTTCGAAATATCCCGTATCAGCTACGAATAAAGCACATCTACCTCTATCGTCTACACGTAAGTTAAATTTACGTTCTACTTGGATTAATTCGGGATATGTAGAAATTGGCACTAATTTAACAATCGGGTTAATAGTTACTTGACCCGCACCGCCAGCGAAAACATCACTTTCTACAATGATTTTTTTACCAATTCCATTATCTTCTTGGTGAACTGTTTTTGAATTATATAAATTACTAATTGTATTGATTAAAGCATTAGAGTTTTCGGTAGCCTCATAGCAAGTATTAACATTAATAATCATGCGTTCGGGGTCTACAAATTCATTTAAAATTAATCTTGGCACAATTGGTGTACATTCAATTAACTCTTGGCGTACGTATGTATCATCTACACTTGTTCTTACGATTATTTCATTTCCCGTAGCTTCTACAATCAATGGTAACTTAACATTTAAATAATCAGCTTCTACACTAATATAAGATTCGATCATTTCAACTAATCCATTCAATGAATGCACTCTTACTAAATCAATACTCGGCGTAACAATCCTTTTTAAGTTACCACCAAATTTGTAATAATTCATTTTTTTAATCTCTACTTGTTCTAATTTGTTTTCTTCTCTTGCGTTCACTAATTCTTCAATTTTTTCAATAGCTTGTTTAATCATTTTTTTCTTTCCTCTTCTTTCTATAAATAGTTTTTATAATATCGTCTAAACCACTCGGCTTGAGTGTGAGTTTCTAAATATTTAGCTTGTGCTACACGCTTTAGTCTTATCCTAGTTTCTATACTCCTATGAGCAGAGTAAGGCGCTATGCGATGGCAATTAGCACATAGCCATACTTTTAGCCCATCTTCTTCACATTTCTTCCTATCACTTCCATTCAAACAATGGTGATCTTCTAAATTTAAAGTTGTACCGCATAAGTAACATACTTTAGTGTCTTGAATAACCGTTTTCAATCAACTCTACCTCAATTCTTGGATACTCCTTATCGACTTGTACATCATGCGAAATTTTATTTATATACTTTTGTCCATCATCAACCAAAATTCCTTGTTTGACTAACGCATCTTGAATAAATTTTGTTGCGAAAGTTATGTTATCTACGTCACGACGTTTATTTTTTTCATACCATGTAATCTTTAGTTTGATAGGATATTTTTTTATTTTATGTAGCTGATATCTCTTTATAGCTTCTATTACGATAGATTCGTTTTTAAGCTTCATCTGACTGCCTTTGTAACGGTTAGACCGATTGGCGCTTGTATATTCGTTAAGTCCATCTAAACGCCCATAGATAATAAACTCACTCATTAAATAAATCCCTCATTATTACGGGTTTAGCTTTAGCGGTCAAACTCCTATAAAATTCTACTGCGCCTTGTTCAATCGATTTATCGCATCTATAAACCCTACATATATTTGGTCTATCTTCATAAATACGACAACGGCTATTGCTATCAAGCATAGGACACGTCATATCAAATCCATTCAACGGTATGTGATATGATGGTTTTAATTTTCTTTTCTTTATGATCTTCTTAATTTTATTTTTTTCATTGTTGGTAAGCGGTAGAATGTTTGAACAACACCCACCGCATTTACTGCAGCTCCCGTTTTTTAGGTTACATACCATATATATCCCCCTCCAATGTCGGTATATTTAACTCATTACACCAGCTTATTGCAGTATCAATTAACTTGTTCATTTCATCGGTCGTAAACGTAGATGAACCGTAATAGCATTGGAAATAAGCATAATCTTTATTAACATCATATTTAATCAGCTTAACAACTCTAAAGCATTTCTTTAAATCATTCTCAGCTTCCGACAGTACTTTTAAAACCTCATATTTTGCTTTAGATTCATTCAATAGTTTTATGTATACGTCCAAATCATCCTCGTCCATTTTCAAGGCTAGTTCATGTATCAAGGACCATAAATAAGCATTTTGGTTTAATGATCTTTTTGACCTAGGTTTTTTTATTTCAAGTGAATACAACTCTTTTTCCAATTCCTCGGTGTTAGCTTTAGAGTTGTAATCACTTATTGCAAAAGTTATTTCTAAATTGCCCGTATCGGGGTTGATTACTCGATGATGATATCTGGCTAAAAGTTTCATCATTAAAACTGTAGATCATCTTCCATAATGTCATAGGTGTTAAAAGAGTTATCAAACTCTTTTTCTAGATTAACTGCCTTTAAATCATCAAACCTTGGGTCTTTAACATCATACTTGTTCTTTGGTTCTTCCTTTGGTTTAGTTTCCAAAAACTGCACACTATCGCAAATAACTTCAACTACATTTACCTTTTGCCCTTGTGAATTGTCGTAACTGCGTGTTTGGATTCTACCCTCCACGCCTACCAAACTTCCTTTAGAACAGTATTGGTTTACATTTTCGGCAGGTTTACGCCACACGACACAATTAATAAAATCCGCTTGTTGTTGACCATCTCTGCTTGTAAAATTACGATTTACCGCTAAAGTAAATGATGTAACCGCATCACCTTGTTGTGTTCTTCTTAATTCGGGGTCACGTGTCAACCTACCAACTAAAACACTTCTGTTTATCATCTGATCGCCACCGCCTCTTCTTGATAAAATTCCACTCCGGGTATTTCAAAATTTCCTTGATACACTTTTGCAATATCATTCAATACCGACATATTGATTTCTCTAATCATTGTTGTACCAATTTTAACGGGGACTTTATCATCGTCAACAATTCTTGCTTTCCATGTTTTTCTAATATGAGTACCTTTTAATTTTGGCACTTCCTTAACCACTTCCAATGAAATACCGTATTTTTCTTCTTCCTCTTTGATTCTTTTTTCTTGTTCAATTCTTTCAAGTTCACTTTTCTTCATGTAGTCGCCAATAGCACTTTTAATAACTGTTTTAGCATTTTCATACGGCTTTAATGCATCTTTTTCTTTTCCCAAAATTTCTTTTTTTTGTTTATCTAAATCTTGTTTTTGTGGTTTATATTTTGCTTTGATTTCCTTGATTTGTGTGTTTGAGTATTTAGCTAACTCATTTGCTAATTCAAGTTGATTATCGCTATTGATAACCAACGAGTTAACAGTATGTATTTGTAATTCTAATTGCTCTCTAGTTAATTCCATTTTGATTAGCTCCTTGTTGTTCCTTAAATTTTTTTATTAAACTTGCATATGTACTATTTAACTTGTCTATATCTTCTAAAGCTAACTCGGTTGTGTCTTGAGTTCGCAAACCTGAATATTTAAATACCAAATTACTTAGCTTCCCTCTAAAATCGATTCCTAATGTATCCATTTCGCATACTAGACTAGCATTGATCTTCATTACATTCGTTATATCTAATTGTGGCTTTATTTCTTGCGATTTAGTTTCTTGGATTGTCTTTTTACTCATTAAAAACCTAACATTTCCATTTTCATCAATTAATTCCAACTCAACAATTTTTTTATTTTCATACTCAATTTTTGAAACTGAAAGCTTTAAATAAGTTGATGGTTTTCTACCTTGCGATGCTTCTTTAACTTCATCGTTTCTAAGGTTAACGAAAATAAACGGTGCAGTGTACAACTCTCTACCAATTCCCCAGTTAACACAAGCTCTCTTAAATGCATCACTTGCTTGCCCCTTTTCTTTTTCGGTGTTACTTTCTACCCCAACATCTTGCTTACTGACCCATTGATCGCTGGCATCATCAAAAATAGACACAGTACAAAATAAATTGTTGTTAACGACTTCATGCTCTCTTTTCCATTTTAAACAACCAACCGTTTCATCAAGGATAGTCATATCGCATCGAGCATCTTTATATAACAAGAATATTGCATAATAGCCATTATTATTTTGTCCCACTCTTTGAACTCGCACATCAATTTCATCAGCTTTTAATTCTCTAAATTCCATTTTTACCCCTCCAGTTCTTTAATGGTATTTTGATAATCTTCTATGCCCTCTTGGATATCATCCAACAGAGAGTTAAATACTTCTTTCAAATTTGTTGCTTTGTTGTTTCCATAGCCGATATTTAATAAATCTTTAGAAATACTTGTCATGCAAGTTATTACATCGTCTACGGTTTCTTTGTACTGTTCTAGATCGTAATACATCGCTTGTAGTTCAGCTAATTTCTCATTAGCGTTTCTAAGTTCCATAAATCTTTTCATATCGCTTTGACTAGCGGTATTTTTTAAAGCGTATATATTTGCATCTTGTAATCTTGCTATATCACTTGCTTGTTCTAGTTTCATTTTTATTTATTCCTTTCGTTATACATTTCTACTACCTTGTCACGATCCTTAGTTACAAGTTTTAGATTGCTTGTTAGATTTACGATTAAGCAACTTTGATAAATAGCTAATGCAATCGACATAGCTAACATAACAATCAAAATTTTTATTAATGTTTTATCTTTCATTTACCCATTCCTTTCGTATTGATTTTTAAAACGCACGTTAGTGCTTTTATCTTTTATCTTTATCTATATCATTTATTTAATTATTAGTATGCTTGTTGCAAATCGTGTTTTTTGTTTGTTGTTCGTTTGTTATACTCTTTGTTAGCAATTCATCAAACACTTACTCTCACTAAGGTTTCAGCTTGTTAATTTGTTTGTTAAAAATTAATAATTTTGTTTGTTATTTGTTTGTTGCTATATTCGGTTTTACAGAAATATAGTTTCTATTATTCCGACAATAATATGTGATAACACGATTAATACTCCTACGATTGTAAAGAAGCCACGTCCCGATAATTTATCCATGTTTGACACTTCCCCTTGTTTGTTTTATAATTTTCTTGGTTTCATTAATTAGGCGACTTTGGACGAGTCGTCTTTTTCTTTTCTAAATGCTAAAATCAATTTGGTTATATCATCGAAAGGTATACCATACTCTTCTACGATGATACCTATAGGAATTTCAGCGGTTTTATATTTCAAGTTATATTTATCTTTTAATTTTCTAATCATCGCATATAAGGTGTTATTCGTTCTCTCTGGGAAAATAAGAGATAATATTTTAACGTTTAGCAAACTCAATCACCTCTTTACTTCTATAGATTTTGCAATCTTCATAAATTTGATATGCACGTCTCATTAAATTATCGATTGTATCGTTAATTTCTTTATGTGATGTACAAGCGAAATATCCACCCGTTGATCCAGATACACTCCCGATAAAGATAGTAAATCGTGGATTACTTCTAATGTTTTGAATCACCTTCCGCATTGATTTATCGCTCCTTATTTGAGGGAAATAAATCCTTAGTTGACGATTTTTAATCATGTTTTCTTTACCTACATGGTTTGTAATAATGAAGTTATAGACTTTTTCTTCAATACTCATTTGGTTACTCGCCCTCCCTTGTTTCTATTTCACAATCAAATAATATTGTTAATTCCGATACATCATCGGATCGTTTATTAACGGTCAATGTTTTTATGCCTTTTTCGTTAGCAACTAATATAACCTTGTTCATTACTTACTCCTTTCTTTTTTTGTTACCAGATAGGTAACTTATCACTCAAAAAAAATATTTGCACTTATATTTCTATCGTACTTTCTAAAATATTCTAAAACTTTAACTAATTCTACTTGTGTGAAAGTGCCATCATTGATTTTTGTACAAATGGTTTTTCGTGATAATTCTAGATATTCCGCAAGCATAGCTTGTGTTACATCATATCTAACCATTAAACTTTTTAAAATCTTATTCAATATGTGCCCTCCTTTCTTTTAAATGGTTACCTAATAAGTAACTATATCTATATATTAATTACTTAATAGGTAATTGTCAATAGTTTTTGAGTAAATAATTACCTTTTAGGTAACTTTTATTACTTTATATGTAAC